CCACATAAAAACCAGGGAATATACTCTCTAAAACAAGCAAAATGGGTTATGAAGCCAGAAAGAGCAAATGTAAACTTTGAAAAAGATGAACTCTTTCAAAGAAAATTGGACGATCTTATCGTGGAAATCGAACATGCTATGCAAAGCACCACCGATACCAAAGTAGCAGAAAAACTTTTGGATAAGATAACAAAAACCAGAAGAGCTTCCATTGCAAAGGGTGGAGAATTCTCTCAAGAAAATTTAATATTTAAAGAACTTAGAAACTTAGGATATATCGACAAGATAAGAAGTTTTGTTATTTCTAAGGTCGATGATCGTCTATCATTAAGATGATACTTCTATAGTTCCACCTATTCCTGTCAGTCCTAATGCTTCGTAATAGAAAACTGAAGGAGTATTGCTGGTTATGGTGAGAATGGTGTAGGAGTTTTCTCGACCAGCAACTGAATTAGTTGTATAATATTCGGTCATTAACGCTGAAGCAACATTACCTTCAGTTCTAGTAAATACAATCTGATATTTGTTTTCTGAATCATAATTGCTGAAATGCGATTGATCAAACTTATAAACACCAGTACTCAATGTTAGATTTGGGCTGTATTCAGTAGCTGAATTTTTTCTATGAATTTCATACAGCAATGTTCCTAGCTCCGTAATCTTAACTGTTATAATTTCATCAAATGACAACCCATTTGTCTCATATCCAGTATTGAAAGTTGAGCAATTCGTATCTTCTACCCAGGTACTTAGAACATTTGGGGAACCATATTTAAATCTTCTTAAGTATCCCTGAAGCTCATTTTGGTTTTCAAAGCATTCTAAATAATAGCCATCGTTTCTATAAGTTTTTACTGATCCGTTTAGTGTTTTATCTACACCCAATAAATCAAGAGGAGGTGTACCTCTGACATATACATTTAAAGTTGTCAACTGACCTATTCTATTATCATTGGAAATAGCATCTTTTAAGAATATAAGCTCTTCTCCTTGAGAAGTTGTTTCTACTCTTTGAATTCTATAACGATCAATATTTGCAGTATTTCCAGTATAGCTCACTTCTATCAGATCATCTTCGTAAAGCCCAAGATCACCAATTGCACCATTGTTAGTAACTGATTTTATTATGTAAGCACTATCTCCAGTAAATCCAGAATTTAATGATATTTGTGGAGGATCAACAAAATAATCTCTTTCATATCTTGTTTCTGCCGTATTCAAAGCAGACGCTGAAATTTTTGTAGTTAATAAAAGATTATCGTTTTGCGCTCCATCAAATTGATAAACTCCATTTACATTTGATGTTATACCATCTTGATCTTTGACATAATAACCACTTGTAACTGTAAATGTATTTCCGTTAGTTATTCCTTGAAGCAATATTTCAATATACTCCAAATCGTCTGTTGATTCAGTATTTGAATAATCAAAAATTGCCTTTCCAAAAGAATTATAAAATTGAACTAGTGGAGATGAATTTATTTTTTTACCGATTAAATCATAATCACCGTAAGAGCTTACCAAGTTGATTCCATAAGAATCAAGTGTCTTGACAAGCACTGGCGAGTCATCATTTACATAGTAAATTTTATCTGCCATTTTATCTTGCTAGGTAATAGAGATTTTGTCCTGTAGATCCACCACCACTCTTTGCAAAGAGTTTGTTTAGATTCGATATTTCTAAGAAAATACCTTCACCTGGATCTAAAGGATATCCATATGTAAATCCACTTTCACCTACAAAGACAAATTGTGTATTGTCTGATTTTGATTTTAGGTTTACTCCCTTTGTACAAGTAAATCCGGTTGGATAGATTCCTGTAGCAGTAGTAGATGCCGAGAATAGCCCAGTAAGAATGCTGGTTGGTAGAGTTGTATTTTCTACAGTTACTTTTGCAGTACCAGCAGTTAAAAGAGTTTCGATTGCCGGAATTCTTGATGTAAATGTTGCACCAGAATTGCCTGATTGATTGATTGTAGTGAGTAAGGCTTCAAGCGTAACTCCAGTAATGCTTACTGGAGAACCAGTCGATCCTTGAATATAAAGTGCAGTAGCGTTAGAATTTGTTACTCCTACGGTTGAGCTGATATTGGCAGTAAGAGCAATTGGTGCTCCTAATACTTGAACCATTAGGGCATTATAACCACCACCATTTGAAACTCCTGCTACCAGATTCGTATTTGGATCATATAGTCTAACATATGCTCCGCTAGTGGCTCCGTCTGGGCCTATACCCATTGATTTTATTTTATAAGATCCACTGGTTAGATTTGTGGAGAAAGCCTGCGTATCAGTGTAGATATTTGTTAACAGGGTATTTCCTGCCTGATCCTGGGTTACTACAGCATCATTTAGGCCAGAGCCATTTACTTTAATTGAGGATGTGCTATAATTAACTATCTGGACAGCACCACCAGTACCACCTCCTACCACGGTTGATCGGGTATTGAGGGTAACTCCAGTAGAGGCCAAATATGTGGGTAAAGGAGTTGAGCTGGTTACTCTGGTAGCATCTGAAGTTGCACCGTAAACTACCTTAAATAGTTGAACGTGTGAGGTTGTTCCGTAAGAATCAATAACATAATCAGTAGAAATGGTAGCAGTTAAACCACCAGCAATTCCAATATTCAAATTTGCGTCAGTATTATCGGGCATTTTTTCTCCAAATTACACTACTATATAGGGTATTCATCATGTTTATAGATCAAACATTTAAAAACGATTTTTCAAAGTTAATAGTCGAATATGTTTCAAAAAACAATTCAACATATATGGATGCTATTTTAAAGCACTGTGAGGATTACAATATCGAGCCTCAAGGAGCTGCAAAACTTTTATCAAAACCAATAATCGAAAAATTAGTCGAAGAGGGCAGAAATCTGCATTTACTGCCAAAAAAGGCCAAACTTTTTTTTGACTAAACACCAATCTTTGGTATACTACGCCATAGGCCAAGGGAGTTCCTTGGGTTAATATAAGGAGACTATATGTCATTTAGCGATTTTAAGAAGCGTTCGAAGTCAAGCATTGAAGATCTAACCAAGAAGATCGAAGACCTAAACAAGACTGCTGATTACAAGGATGATCGGTTCTGGCGACCGGAAGTTGACAAGGCTGGCAATGGCTATGCCGTCATTCGCTTCCTGCCTGCCTGCGAGGGAGAGGATGTTCCGTGGGCCAAGGTCTACTCACACGGCTTTCAGGGCAAGGGTGGCTGGCTAATCGATAACTGCCCAACCACCATTGGCCAGAAGTGTCCGATCTGCGAAGCCAATAGCGAACTCTGGAATAGCGGAGTCGAGAAGGATAAGGATCTTGCTCGTACCCGTAAGCGTAAGCTAACCTATATCAGCAACATTCTGGTCGTTAGCGATCCCTCCAACCCCCAGAACGAAGGTAAGGTGTTCCTCTTCAAGTACGGGACCAAGATCTTCCAGAAGGTCCAGGAAGCCATGCAGCCTCAGTTCAAGGATGAGGAAGCCATCAACCCATTCGACTTCTGGAAGGGTGCTAACTTCAAGCTAAAGATTCGTAAGGTTGCTGGTTACACCAACTACGATAAGTCTGAGTTTGATGGTGCTAGCGAACTCTACAAGGGCGATGACGAGAAGCTGGAAAAGCTCTGGAAGACGCTTTACAAGCTTCAGGACTTTGTTGCTCCTGCGGAATTCAAGTCGTATGACGATCTCAAGAAGAAGCTCAATGATGTTCTCGGTGGTGACATTCGCAGTGTTGCTCCTGCCGCAAAGAGAGCGGAGGATGAGGATGGATTTGAAGCTGCTCCTGCTCGTAAGGCTTCCAAGCCTGACGATGACGAGGATGCGCTTGAGTACTTCAAGCGACTAGCTAAGGAAGACTAATCCTTAGTTCCCTAAAACCCTCCAATGCGGAGGGTTTTTTATTGAAGAAAAAAAGTTTTCCAAATCCGTATTAAATCCTGGATTTATTTTTATTGGTTCATCTTCAAGTAAAGATACTTGGGTAGATGGTGTAATTGATCCGACTTGAGCAGGAATTTCATTTGCTTTTTTAGCATCATTATATGCTTTAGCAACTTCTCCCTCTAATTGCTGACGTTGAATATCTGTTAAATTTGGTATTTGATCTATCTGAGTATTTAAAGCCTCAAGTTCATCGTTCGTAGTTAGATCTTCAGTGGTTTCTCCTTCAAGACTCATCATTTCGTATTCTGGAGGAGTATATCCCAATTCTCTGTTAAATTGTTCTGATAAAGGAGGAGTGGAAAAATCAACAGGATCAAATTTAAATGGATCTTCTTTTTCAAGATCTTCTGGTAAAACTTCAGATGGAAACATTTCTTCAAAATTATCAGCTGGTTGAAGATTTAAATCTAAAGAATTATCTCCTTGCAACATTCTTGAATAATTCTCAAAAGACATTTGAGGATTGCCAAATTCGCTTCTTAGCAATTCTGTATCCCTAAGATCTACTTTTGGGGTATCAATGAATATTTCTGTGTCTATCATTCTTTATCTTTCTTTGCTCTTCTTCCATCTTTTCTTTATGCTGATTAAAATATATTTCTCTTTCCCAGGGAAAACAATTTTCTAAATCATTTAAAGTAAAAATATTATTTGATATTAAAAAATATGATATCCTATAATAAACAATTAAATTAATATGATTTAGACATAAGTAAAAAAATTCAGTACGCCATCCAATTTCATTGTTCTATTTTTGTCATCTGATGTTTTATATTCTACCACTGCTTGTGCTTTGGGTAGATTTGTCACAAATTTCTTAATTTCTTCAAATTCTTTAACAGTAAAAGAATCAAAAATTGACTTTAATTCTTCTTCGTTTATATCCATAAAATCATAAACTGCGTCATCCTTGTATATTCTATGAATACACGCCTTTGCAATATGCATAGAATCAAAAGATCCCTTTATGGATAAAAGTTTTTCCACTGTAGGTTCCTTGAACAAAATTTTAAATGTTTCGTCAAAGATAATTTCTTTTTCTGAATTTTTTCTATCGACAGTGAGCTTAGACAAATCTAAACTTGTTTTTATTTTTTCTCCAGTTTCTGGGCAAGTAAAATTTGTTTTTACTATTTCACCTACTGATTTTGATCTCAAAATACAAAAAAGATATTCTAAATCTTGCAGCGTTATACCGTCTGGATCAATATCTGGAAAGCAACTTGTAAGTAGACTGTGAATATTCTTTACTATTAAAGAAGTGTCCTTTTCTTCTTTTATAAGCAAAAGATTTTTTTCATCTGATACAAGAAATGGTCTAAAAGATATTTCTTTGCCAGTGCTTGGTTGAATTGTTTTATACGTTGGAAAATTTCTTTTAAAGTCTTTAATCATGATACACCATAATTTCTAAATATAAATCCTACATCAAAAGTTAAAAATTTATCTGAAAATTCTGCGCTCATCTCAATTGGATATATTTTTACTGGATAAGCTTCCGAAAAAGTAAATGTTGCTTTGGTTCCGCCATTCATATCAAGGCACTCCACAACAACTAAGCCTGGTCTTGCATAGCTATTGTAAGGTCTTGCAAACGATGGTCCATAATATTGTGGAAGGCTTCCATCATTTACAAGGGTATTCATCCAATTTTCTATTTTTTTATAAGTATTCCAATCCTGTTCCACGGGAAATGTTATTAAAAGATTTGCTTCTTTTCCTGGACCATAGTTTTGATTCATTGGTATATTTCTACCATTGCCAGGACCTGACATGAAATCGGATACCGTATCAATTTGTCTTCCACCGAATGTTACTTTTTGTGCTGGTATCGTGTTTATACCATCTGGAGTATCCACCGTTACATTGAATCGGTTGGTTCTTTGTATGCCACCAGCTTGATTGATTACTTGTTTTATGTAAGAAATTGAGTTCATTTGAATATATTTTTTTCTGTTAAGAGTTTAAATTCCCAATGATTATTTTCACATAAACAGTTTGCTGCCTTCCATTTTGCTTCGTTTATTAAAAACGTTTTAACATCTCCCTTATAAGATTTTCTTTTGGGATTGAGTGGTTTTTTTGTTTGTTTTTCTGGTTTTACCTCCACGACTAATGTTTTTTTCTCGTTATCTTTGTCAAGAAGTTGAACAACAAAGTCAGGGAAATAAGTATGGCGTTTGTTATCAATAGGGGAAATGTACGGAATTTTAAGGCATTCATAGCACCAACTTACAACTTTCTCGCTAGCGTCGAAATATTTGCAAAGTTTCCTTTCCCAGAGAGATTTGCATAAAATTTTATCGACATTACCGACATACTTATTCCTATTAACTGGTACAAATTTTGTTTTGTACGGCATGAAATATATAGTAAAGAAGCAAAAATGCCTTTTATTTTTCCACTAAACGACACTCCAGAAGTACCATATTGGGTTCTGTTCCAAGCAGCCGAATACAATGTGTTGGCTGTAAATAGAACTCGCAGTGCAGTTTCTTCAAGAGCATTTGATTATATTCAGCTTCCTTTGCCATTAGATATAAACATAAAAACGGAACATACCTTTTCAGAGGGTGTAAATCCGGTAGGACCAATTTTATCTGCTGCTGGTGAAGCAAACAGTCCTGGTGGTAGAGAGGGTTTACTCAAACGAGCCTTTCTCGATCCTATTTTAGCAAATTTTGAGGCCCTATCTTCTACATCAACTATTAGAAGATTTACTAACCTAACAGAAATGTCATTGGTTGGAGAGGCTAGAAGAGAATTTACATTCAAATATACAATGGTTCCAAAAGATTTTAACGAATCTTCTGCCATTGGGAATATTTGTGAAGCTTTTAGAGTTGCTTCTTATCCAGAAGCCACGGAAATACCAGAAAGAGTTTTCCCGCCACCACTATGGAGATTGCAGATCATAGGCCAAGGAAACTCGGAATATCTTACCAGACAATGGCTTGGAGATCCATTGGTGTGTGTTTTGGTTGGAGTGGCAATAAACAAAATACCCTTTGGCGAAGAAACTCCAGCAAAATTTTTCCAAGATGGAACTCCTATAGCAACGAGTTTGAGCTTGACCTTTAAAGAATTTGAACAAGGAACATATAAAAATGGATTTGTTTATAGTAAATCTGAAATTTCAGCGGGTGTATAATGTTTGATAATTTTAAAAAAATAGAATACAATTTTGATGGTGTTGATAAGACTATAGTTGATATAGCAACCAATTATGATCTGTCAGAATTGGAAAAATTTTTTTATTCTAAAAAAATAGATGAAGATGTCTTATTAGATAGAATTTCATCTCAAACTTATAGTGATCCAAAATATTATTTTGTTCCAATTTATGCATCAAAAATATTAAATCCATTTACTCAGTTTCCATACACAATAGAAGAACAAGAAACACTTTTAAATTCTTACAAGGCAGGATTTTTTAGCGGCATATCTGGAGCCTGTTTACAACCGGGGGATTTGATTGCACCATCAGATTCTGGTTTTTCTGCCGGATTCTGTGTAACTGGTAATTTTGGATATGTGAATAAAGTAAATGACAATGTAAGTAAACTTAAATTGCTAGTAGTTGGATCTTTAGGAACGGGATCTTATAATATCATAAGAAATACAAATGGTTCTTGGAGTTATGTCTCTGGCAATATTACTCTTAACTTAGTAGAGCCATATGCAGATTCTGCAATTTATTTTTTAAATGAATCTAATATTGTATGCGAAGACAATACAACTGCTATAAATGAATATGTTTCTTTGAAGAACACGGGATCTACTTCTAATTTTTCTTATATAAACGAAAAAGAAAATTTACTAGACAAGAACAATATAATGACTTTTGTTGAAGAAAATTATGTTAAAAAATTTGAGGATAAGATGAATGGCATTAGCTGATCTAGTAACTATTAATTCTATAACCATAAAGCATGGCCACAATAACACTATATGGACTATATCTAACAACAACCAGTCTTATGGTTTATTTGAACAATTAATAATTGAAGAGGGCATATTTGGAACTGTGCCTTCTGGAATTCTAGTCATTAGAGATCCTTCTGATGCTATGGCTGATTTTAATTTTAGTGGAAAAGATCAACTAACTTTAAACATCACAGATAGAAACGGACAAACAATATCAATTAATGATTTTTACATTTATCAGGTTTCAAGAGGAACTGATTATATTGATAAGACAACTCCAAAATTATTAAATTTAAAATTTGTTCATGAGTCATATTTTTTCAATGAAAGAGTTCCTGTTGATGTAGTAGAAGATATAAAGCTAATATCCGATGCAACTGCCCAAGGAGATGTTACAGGAGATAGCTGGGTAAAAGATATGTTTACCATATTTTTTCCAGGTGATGTTTTTTATGTTTCCAAAACAACAAACTATGCATGGTTAAAGAATAAACCCATTACATATCCAGCAGGAACAAAAACTGATCAGATAAAGGTTTTAAATCTTTTAAATTATTTGGCTGAAAATTCAAACGTACAAAATACTTTGGTATCTTCTCCAGTAGCAGATGTTTTCTTTTGGAAAGATTTGGCATCAACAAACTTTGTTTCTCTGTCAACCCTAATACAATCTGAACCTGTTGCTTATTACACAACTATTGATAGAGACAGCTATCCAGAAACACAAGATCCAAATTTAAGAGAAGAAAAAATTGATGCAGTTAATATAACTCCAAATATCTCTTTTATGGAATTAGAAAATGCCGGAACATTCGGATCTTATTACGAAAGAATAGATCCTAATTTTGAAAATCCTTACTTTAAATTCTTGGATGATACAGAATCGGTTGTAAAAAAGAATGTTATCTATAGAATAAAAGATTTATTTCCTGCGGCAATTTATAATTTTTATACTTCAGGAACAGATACGGATTATCCTTTAGATTTTACCGTATCAGATGTTATAAAATTTGATGATTTTAAGTTAGAATATTTGTCAAATAATACTTCAGGTGTTACGCTAACACATTATTCAAGAAGAGTATATCCAAATTCTTCTTTTGGATATTACGACGAATCCTATTACAATTCATCTGGATCTGAACCATCCTATAGCTATTATTCGTTAGAGGGAATAACAGCACCGCAGAATACTCCATCAAGAAATAGTATTACGTTGTGGCAAACGATGTATGATATAGATGAAGCAGATCCATTTGGAGACACTACAAATAGAACACTGAATATACCAAAAGTTTATATAAGCATTAAGAAAACACTCATGTCAAAAAATGCTGCTTACTTTAAACTTAGAAAATTAAAAGAAAAGTGGAACGTGTTTAAAAATGTTGTCTGCTGTGTTAATAATGGAAATGATTCTTTTATGGCTATTATAACAGGAGCAACTGGCT